AGGATATTACTCAGGCAGTAGATGGAACCGCCTACGGTTTCGATGAAGCCGCAATGGCTGCTGGCCAGTTATCCGCTTCTGGGATTCAAGCTGGAGAGCAAATGGAGCATTCGCTTCAGGGTATTTCTGGTACAGCAGCAATGACGGGCCGTTCTTATACGGATATTGCTCAAATATTCGCTACAGTTGCCGGTAACGGTCGACTTATGAGCGAGCAATTGCTTCAGTTCTCGGCAAGTGGTATTAACGCGGCGGCTGTTCTTGCTAATTATTTGGGTAAAGACGAGGCTACTGTTCGTGATATGGTTTCGAATGGTGAGATCGATTTTCAGACTTTCTCCGACGCTATGTATTCAGCTTTTGGCGAGCATGCTAAGGATGCGAACAAAACTTTTACTGGTGCCATGTCTAATGTGCATGCGGCAATGTCTAAGATTGGCGCCGATTTTGAAAGCGTTTTGATTAGTTCTGACGATCAGGCAAACGGGATTAATAACTTAATTGGTATATTAAACGCGTTTCGAAATGTGCTAAATGGTGTTCGTACAAGTTTACAGCAAACAGCTCTTCCTGATTTTACAAAAACCGTGCACGCTTTATGCGATGTTGTTGTTAACTTTTTAAACAGCATGTTTGAAGTGGTCGATAAAGACGGAAAGCAAGTAACCCAGTTAGTTGAACCGTTACGAACTGCGTTTTCTAATTTTTATTCGGCATTTAAGAATGTTGCTGATTTCGTAATATCTATAGCATCAACTTTGGGAAGTGCATGGAATGAGATATTTCCTCCAGTAACGTTTGATACGATTAAAAATATTAGTTCTTCGTTTAAAGGTTTAACAGATAATCTTAAACTTAATGCCGATCAGCAAGAAAAGCTTAAAAACATAGCCAAGGGCTTATTTAGTGCTATAGATTTAGTAGGAAAAGTTTTAGGATCTATTTGTGATGCCGCTGGTCGTGTTGTCGTGGCAATGGCTCCATTAGGTTCTTTAATTGTTGATATTGTTGAGGCAATAGCTAATTATATTACTGGTTTTGACTCGGCGGTTGATTCAACTAATACCTTCGGTAGTATATTGGACATTGTTGTTGGAGATATACATGGCTTTTCTGAGGCCTTATCTAATCTTATAAGAAACTTCGGGCCTACATTATCCAAGTTTATATCCGATGCGGCAAATGCTTTTAAGAATTTTGTTTCTAGCATAGGAAAAAGTAATGGACTTGATAATGGGGCTAATGCTTTTACTTCTTTTATAGATAAAATTAAAGAAGGAATAGATTGGCTTAAGAATAATATTAGTCTTGGTGATATATTTGCCGGTTTATTAACTGGTGGAGCTTTATCTATAGTTAAAAGTATTCTTGATGTCATCAATCCAATAAAGAAAGCTATACACGGGTTATTTGGCGGGGATATTAAGAAAAAAGGAAATACTTTTACTCAAGTAATTGATCAAGTAAAAGAATGTCTTGGTAATTTTACTAAGGCTATTAGTGTTGGAAGTTTAGTCGCTATTGCGGTAGCTGTTGGTATTCTTACTGCTAGTATTTGTGCCATATCTAATCTTAAGATTCCTAATGCTGTAGCTTCAATAGCAGCAATAGGTGCCATGTTAGCAATGTTATGCGCTACGCTTAAGTCTATGACGAAAACTTTGAGTGGTTTTAAGTCTTCAGGAATGGTTAAAGTTGCTGTAGCTTTAATAGGTGTTGCAATAGCGATTAATATTTTAGCAAGTGCTGTAAAGAAATTTTCAGAGATAGATCCTTTTGATTTGGTTAAAGGAATAGCAGCTTTGGCTGTTATGATGAAGGTTCTTACTTCATCCATAAAGAGTCTTGATAAGAATGTTTCACTTAAAACTAGTGTGGCACTTCTTGCAATAGCCGCATCGGTTAGTATAATTGCTGGTGTAGTTGAACGATTTTCTGGAATGTCTTGGGAAGAGATAGCTAAGGGTCTTGGAACTTTAACCGGAGCTCTTCTTATAACCGTTGCTGCTATAAAAGGTATATCTTCTACTGATATTTCAATTGGAACTTCTTTGGCTATCATTGCTGTGGCTGATGCTGCTAGGAACTTAGCAAATGCCTTATCAATGTTTGCTGCTATGTCCTGGGAAGAAATTGAACGTGGTTTAGTTGGCATGGGAGGAGCTTTAGCTGAATTAGTTATAGCTCTTAAGGTTCTAAATACAATGAAGGGCGGAAAGGCTTTAGCTACAAGTCTTAGTTTGGTAGCTATTGTCTTCGCTCTTGGAAAACTTGCTGATGCTCTTCAGCAAATCGGATCTATGTCTTGGGACGAGATTGCTCGTGGACTTGTTGGCCTTGGTGGAGCTTTAGCAGAACTTATTGCATCCATAGCAATTCTTAACAAGTTTGATTCTACTGATAGTTTAGCTTCAACTGTAATTTTATTGCTGGTTGTGCAGGCTCTTGCTCCTATAGCAGATGCTCTTCAGCAAATAGGATCTTTGTCTTGGGAATCTATAGCCAAAGGTCTTGTTGGAATGGGCGGAGCTCTTGCTGAGCTTGCTTTGGTTGCTGGATTACTCGGTAAGTTTGGATCTTTTGGAAGTTTAGCTGGGGCAGTTGCGGTTCTTATAATGGCTCAGGCACTTAAGCCTATAGGAGAAACACTTCAGCAAATTGGTTCTATGTCTTGGGATGAAATAGGTCGCGGTTTATTTGGAATGGGAGGAGCTTTAGCTGAGCTTGCTATTGTTTCTGGGCTTTTAGGTGATCTTTCTCCATTAGCAATGCTAGGTTCTGGAGCGATTCTTCTCGGTGCTCAGGGTCTTGGACAGTTAGCTGATGCTCTTCAGAAGTTTGGTGATATGTCCTGGGATGAGATTGGTCGTGGATTAACGGCTATGGGTGCTGCCATGGGAGAAACGGCTCTTGGCGGGATTCTTAATACCTTCTCAGGGTTCGGTGCATCTAACATCGGAGCAATGGCTGGGCCTCTTGGTGATCTTGCTGACGCTATGTCAAAATGGAAGGATGTTACTCTTCCAGATACTCTTGGCGATGATATGTATAACATTGCTCATGGTGTTATGCAATTTACCCTTGGCGGCATGGGTGCTGATACTATCGGTTCCGTTGCAGGTCCTCTTGGAACCCTTGCGGATTCGGTTAACAAGTGGTCAACTATTACTATTCCTGATGGTCTTGGCGATCAGCTAAGTTCCCTCGCTTCTGGAGTTGGTGCTTGGTGGCTTAGTGGCGGCGGAGCAGATGCTATTGCTACCGTTGCAGGTCCTCTTGGTACTTTAGCTGATTCTGTTATTAAATGGACTGGCGTGACGGTTCCTGATGGTCTTGGCGATCAGCTAAGTTCCCTCGCTTCTGGAGTAAGTGCTTTTTGGACTGGTGGCTGGGGAGCAGATGCTATTGCTACCGTTGCAGGTCCTCTTGGTACTCTTGCCGACTCCGTAGCCAAATGGTCTTCTGTTGCTATTCCTGAAGGATTAAACGATCAGCTAAGTTCTCTTGCCTCTGGAGTTGAATCGTTCTCGTTTGCTGCTCTTGGTGGATGGTCAATTAGTACTATTTGTGATCCATTAAGTCAATTAGCAGATTCTGTTCAGAAATGGGTTAGTGTATCAGTTCCCGAAGGAATTGGTGATCAGCTTTCAAATCTTGCTTCTGGCATTCAAGCATTTTCTTGGTGTTTTATGGGCGGTTGGTCTCTTGATACTATAACCGGTCCCCTTGGTGATCTTGCTGGATCAGTTCAGAAGTGGAACGGTGTATCCATTCCAGATAATCTTGGCGATCAGCTTAGTTCTCTTGCTTCTGGCATTCAAGCATTTTCTTGGTGCTTCATGGGCGGTTGGTCTCTCGGAGCAATAACTGGTCCTCTTGGTGATTTAGCAAGTTCTGTAACCAAGTGGAATGGTGTATCTATTCCAGATGGTCTTGGAGACCAGCTTAGTTCTCTTTCTTCTGGTATATCTTCATTTTCTAGTCTCGGTTCTGACGTTGGAACTAATATTTCTTCTATATCCACTGGATTATCTAGTTTATCCACTTCAGTATCACAAATAGCTTTTGTTGATTATGCTGGAGCAGCTAATAATCTTACAACATTTGTTGATAGCATAAATTCTACTCAGACAATTAATACCGGATTTGCTGATCAGTTAAACGCCTTTGCTGCAAGCATAGTTGTCGCCATGTCAAATCTTAATACGACGGTATCCACAGCATCTTTTGGGTTGTCTGCTTCATTTGCTGGCATGGCTGTTACTGTTGGATTTGCTATTATGTCTATGAGTGCGACAATAACCTCCAATATGGCTATGATGATTGCTTCTGTTTCCGGAAGCTCTGCTGCAATTAGTGCTGTGATGTTTGCTATGAGTGCTAGTATCTCAGTAGCAATGTTTGCTATCGGAGCAGCGGCTATCTCTGGTTCTGGTATGGTTTCCGGTGCTATGTGGGGTATGAGTGGCTCAGTTTCTGGAGCAATGGGTGTAATTATCGGTTCAGCTCTTGGCGGTGCTGGATCTGTTAGTGCTGCAATGGGTATGATGTCCGGAGCAGCTTCTTCTGCTACTGGTTCTCTTTCTGGTTCATTCGGATCTATGGTTGCTGTTGTTACAGGAAGTTTAGCCACTATGGTTGGATGTCTTCTCGGCAATGTCGGAACATTCTTGTCTGCTGGTTCGGCTTTAGGCAACGCTTTTGCTTCTGGAATTAGAAGCGCTATCGGTACCGTTATCTCTGCTGGTTCCCAGCTTGGTTCTTCTGCTGCTGGCGGTATTGGCAATCACTATAATGAGTTTTATTCCTGTGGGTCCAATTTAGCCCAGGGAATGGCCAACGGAATTAGTTCTGGCCATGATGCAGTTGTTAATGCCGCTGCGGCATTAGGTCGAGCTTCGGTTACCGCAGTTAACGACGCGACGAGAGTCGGATCACCTTCAAGGTTGACCTACAAGACCGGTATGTTCTTTGACCTTGGCCTTAGAAATGGTATACGTAACTATGCCAAACTGGTCAAAATGGAAGCCGATGACGTCGCTTCTAGTGCCATCAGTTCAACCAATGGTCTTGCGGATCAGGTGTATGAATACGCGTCTGACGACTTATCTCCTACCATTACGCCAGTTGTTGATTTAACGAATGTTAGGAAGAGTTTTAGCACTATATCTTCGATGATTCCAAATCAGACGATCGGTATAAACACAAGTTCCACGGCTAATGCTATTGGCAATGTTATTCCGGCATCTCAGCAAATTCTTGCCGCTCAGGCAGCACCAAGTAATACTACTATTTCTGGAGATACATATACTGTGAGCCTTAATGGTATAACGTATAATGATCGTAACGATATGCAGGATGTTACTAGGAATTATATTCGAGAACTTACAAGATTGGCGGCGATGTAATTGGCAGTTATAGAAGACGGGACATACTACATCGTCCCTAAAGCGGACACAAGTAAAGCTTTGGATGTTACCGGTGCATCGAAGTATAATGGTGCGAATGTTGAAATTTGGCCTCAGAATACTACGGCCGCGCAAATCGCTCATGTTATGACCTTGTCTACTGGCGCTCGTTATATTCGTTTTCCATTGACCGGATGTCTTCTTGATTACGGCAATCCTAGTGGTAATGTATTCCAGTATGCAGAAAGTGGAAGCAACGGTCAAAAGTTGAAGATTGATGATGCTAATAGCACGTTTACCGCAAACGGTAAAATGTGCGAGGCCTTTATAATTAGGGCTTTTTATACTTCGACTACGGTTCTATCATGCTACGCTCAGGGGACTACCACTATCAACGGCAATGCTCAGTGGAATACTATGAGCGGTACGCCTAATGATGGCCAGCTATGGGCATTTGTTACAATGCCTACGGTGATCGACGGCACTTATATTATGAAATCGTCATACGACCTAGACTTATGCACCGATATTGCTTGGGCATCTAAAGCAAATTGGGCTAATGTTCAGGTGTGTTCTCTTAATGGCGGGAATAACCAGATTGTTAGCATCAAGGATAATGGTGATGGTACCGTAGCTATATTTGATGTTAACTCTGGAAAGGTTTATCGTACCACTACCGAAAATCCCTCTCCAGGAGAGAACATCAATATTTTTACCCACGATGCTTCTCCGACTCAGAAGTGGATATTGCAGCAGCATGGCGTTAAAGTGATGGGAGCCGAAACTTGGCCAACGGTCGAAGTTAAGAATGCTGCTGGAAACACAATGTGCATGGATGTTGCTGGCGGGTCTATGGTTCCTGGGGCAAACGTTCAGTTATGGCCAGATAACGATACTGCCGCGCAACGATTTATATTAGATCCAACTGAAGCATACGGCCCAACCATGCCGGTTCCTTCCGGATTAATGCTTAGGTATCCCGACGGTAGAGATCGAGCTAGTCCGTGGGGTAACTGTATTAGTTATGATGGTATATCTGACGGAGTGAAGAATACTGACGGGTCATGGACTACTAAATTCTATCCGAGTCTTGTGTGCACTACTCCGATTCTTCAGATGCGATATAGGCTCATTACATATTCTGCCGAGAATCACGCTAAGACTTCTACAAGTTCTTGGATGTCCATACGTGACGGATCTATAGCCAATTCCGGCTGGGGCACCATATGGACGTCAAATGTCACTATGACTAAGTCGGGAACTCGCTTAGTTTCGCCATATCCTATTTCAGTTACAGTTGGTAGTAAATCTGGCCAAAACGATTTGGTTGACGTTGAAATCCAGAGTCGTAGCTTTACTAAGCATTGGGGGGAAGAAGATGCCATAGTTCATGGGCCGACATACGACGCCAAGTGCTCTGTGCATTGGTCTGCCACTCCCATATTTGACAAGATTGTTAGAACATTTAGCGAGTTGTGGATTCCATTTACGTCGGATCTTCCTAGCATCTGCACTACCGCTAAGGCGACAATACAGGGTCATAAGGCTGATGGAAGTCTGTTATTTGCTGATTATTCAGCTACGGGGCTTTCTGCATCTGACACCATTAAGGTTCCGTTGTCTTCGCTTCAAGAAGATATTACTGATGGGGAAAAGATAACGCTTAAATGTACACTAACAACAGCCAACGCTATTGCTAGGGTCACAATTCAGAAAGACGTGATCGTTGACTCCGATTCAGATCACGGAATTATCGTTACCCCGACATGGAAGTATGATCCATCACGTCGTGCATATTTGGTTACGTTTAAATCCGGAACCGAGAATGCCTGCTGGTTATATATTGATCGCGGTCATTGTAAGTCTTGGGCTAGGATGCCACAGATTAGTTCGACGACCGATACCGTAACCTTCTTAGCTCTTCCGCAGCTTAATCGTTCTGCCGAAATGATATGCGAAGCGTACACCTCGGATTCCAAGTGGGGCTTTAACCGAGACACTCTTGCTCCGATTGTTAGTAACGACGCTGTTTGGAACTGGGGAAGCATGGCCACTGAAACGGATTGGAGCGGATATTCTGCTTTAACTGTTGATAAGGATGATGCCCCGTCGCATACGTACGAATTAACCCCAGATTTTACAAAGCATACCACTACGGGTCGAGAGCACGAAGTTGTATCGTTCGGGCAATCGGTTGCTGGAGAATTTAAGGCTAGCGGCTTAATTGTTAAGAATCTTGAATCGAAGATTCCTGGGCAGAACGAGGATAATTTCGATACGCTGGCTTACCAGGGGTCTTTGGGAAACGACGTTATATATCGTGATTCGATGAACCGTTGGGCATACGTCGCTGTAACGGCTATATCTCAGCCTCATCAGACTGAAGGATATTCTACCCTCAATGTTAGCATGGTGGAGGTGACCCCATAATGGCCGATTGGTCGGATCAAACTCGTCAAGATACCATATTAGTTTACGATGTTGATCCGCATTCTCTTGAAGTGCGGCAACAATTATCTGGCGTGGAGTTATCAGGATCGTCTATAACTTGGGGGTATTATACCGACACCCGCGTTTCCGGAACACTTAAGGTCAAAGACACTAATCATATTGATCATTCCCTAATCCGCATCGTTCATTCAATACCTGATTGGAGCTATAGTAACGAATTAGCGACTATGGTGGTAACGAATGACGATGCTGATAGGGATTCCGGAGCATGGATTACAAGTTATGAGTTGCACTCAGCGTTATCGATGCTGGAAAATGACCTTCTTGCATGTTGCTATTCCATTGGAGCGGGGGCAAAAGCTAAGGCGATTATATCTTCTTTAATCGGAAATGCGGATAGGCCATATCTATTTGGCGGAGATTTCTTAGATCATATTTATACCGAGTCCAAAGTTTATGACTTTGGTAATAGTGTTCTAAAAACGCTATTCGATATTTGTGATACGGCAGACGATCATTTAAATGTTGATGGTCATGGTAGAATTCTGATTGATGGTTATATTCCGCCTCACTATATAGATCCGTCTTGGGAATTAGATTTATCTAATAGTGATACTAACGTTCTTGATAAGATCTCTCGTAGTTCTGATAGATTATCTACACCAACGAGGGTAATAGTTCATTATAAGGGAACAAAACAGGTTCAATCTGGGAATAGTATTAGCTCCGAAGAGGTTGAAGTTTCAGCGTATGTCGATGCCACAACGGGAGAAACTAGGGCAAGTCGAGGGTATACCGTTGCCAAGTTGTATGAAGCTCAGGATCTTTCGCCACAAGATGTAAATGCTGCTCGTAAATTAGCAGAAACATATTTGCCTAGCGCTCACGATACAACCCTAACCTGGCAATTATCGTGTCTTTATATGCCTATGAAAATTGGAGAGTGTGTAACTCTTATATTTCATGATGGTCCTGATTCTGGAAGTCATCATTGTCTGGTTCAAACAATAACTCTTTCTCTTGATACTATGGTGATGAAACTGACCTTAAAGGAGGTATAGTATGGATGATGATTTAAGTATCGCACAAGACTTTAAATCCATGATTACTTCTACAGCCAAGTCCGCTGCTGAAGAAAAGACTACAGCTGTTCGCCAAGCCATTGCTACTAGTGACAGTGCTAACGGTAAAGTTAAAGTTAAACTTAGTGGTATAACTATATCTGGAGATGATTCTCAAGACATAGAGGTTAAAGACGGAACTGGTACTGGTGTGTTTAAGGGTGATACAGTTTCGGTTATGCTCTCAGGAACAGATCCCACTGCATTATATGTTATAGCCCGTGGTAAGCAGATGTCTAATCTACTTGATCAGACTAGTAATGTTGCTAATGATGCTAAATCAACAGCAGATACTGCTTCGACCACCGCCGAGGACGCCTGGGCGCGGACCCTGCGCGTGCAGGTGTCAAGCAGCCCAGCGGACGCGACGGGAGACACATCCAGGCTAACCGCGACCGTATGGCGCGGCGGCGAACAGCTTTCAGACGAGACGGTGGCGAAGATGGGGCTTCTCGCGTGGTACGTGGGCGGCAAGCGAGTGGCGACTGGGAGCACGTACACGTGCGCGGCAGGCACCGCCACGGAGAGCAGATTGGAGGCATGATGGCGCATGAGTTTAAGTTACCTGAACATCGTAAGCCGCACGCGTGGGCACCAGCTGAGGGGGAGGTGTGGCCTGTATGAGCGCTAACCTCCTGGATGGCGGCACAAAGTACGCCAGTGACGGCACCACGTACTCTGACGGCGTGTGGTCGGTGCCCGCAAACAACACGAGCAAGGGCAAGAACGCGGTCGGTGTCGTACTGTCAGGCACCGAGGCGGTAGCAGAGAACCAGACTATCCACGTCGGATTCTCCTTGCGGGCGGCAGATGGCGCGTCCGTGAGCCTCTCCTATAGCATCGGCTACGTGGACGCTGCTGGGCACGGAAACTGGGTGTCGCGCACCATCGTCGCCAAGGGGACGGTCGGCTGGCAGCGCGTCGATGGGTCACTGGTGATGCCCTCGGGCATGCGCGTGAGTGGCTTCTTCGTCCACCAGGACGCGGGCAGCGCGGCGTGCGAGGTCACGAACCCCACGCTGTCCTATGGCTCGCCGGTGACTCTCGCATCATCCGCCCACACGCCCTACGCCACGCAGGACCACCTGCAGACCAACTATGCGACCAATTCAGCGCTCAAGCAGACATCTAATCTACTTGATCAGACTAGTAATGTTGCCAATGATGCTAAATCAACAGCAGATACTGCTTCGACCAAAGCTGATACTGCTAAGAATACTGCTGACACTATTTCTGGAGATTTGACTAGTTTTATAAAAGCAATGAATAAAACTGTTGACGGTTTACAGTCTCAGATAGATGGTAGTATCCAGACCTGGTTTTACGAGATACCCCCAACCAATGAAAATGTTCCAGCTAAAGACTGGACGACTACAGATCTTAAAAATAATCATCTTGGTGATTTATATTATGACACTAAAACTGGTTATTGCTATAGGTATCAGGTAGAGAATAACACATATTCGTGGCAGAGAGTAACAGATGTTGACGTTACTAAAGCTTTATCTGACGCAGCTAAAGCCCAAGATACTGCAGATCATAAGCGTAGAGTATTTACTATTACGCCAACTCCACCTTATGACATTGGTGATTTATGGACTGATGGGAAAGATCTTCGTAGGTGTAATACTGAAAAAACTTCCGAACAGAGTTATATTTCAACAGATTGGGAGTTAGCTACTACATATACTGATGATACTGTCGCCAATAAAGCTCTTAATCAAGCCAAACTTACAGACCAGCATTTTTGGACTGATGATTCAGGTGCTCATATTTCTACTGGAGCAGAAAAAGATACTAGCGGAGCGCATGTAGATATTAATTCAGAACTTCAAGCATTTAAAATTGGCGATACAGTTTATGCCGGTTATGGTAAAGACGGAGAATTCTGTTATGATGAGAATGGGGTTATTTATAATCAAGCAGGATTATTTAGTGGTGGAAAAATTAATGATGAACCGCATATTTATGCCAACCCTGTGGTTCTTGATCATGTTTGTGGAGATATAAAATCAATAAGTGGTTATAATACCGTTATCAATTATCCAATAACCCCGACCTCTTTATCTAAAGATGGTAAAACTCTTAATTTCACTGGTTCAGGAAATATTGGCACGATTTATGTCTCATATATTACCACTGATAAAATGCCTTATTTTACTAGAGGAAGTCGTAAGATTGATTCAGAAATAGGTATAAATTCATCAGTTAATGGAAAATTAAACGTTGCTAGTGGTTATGTCTCTAATGCTGAAGGTAGTCATACTACCGCTATTGGTTATGCCTCTCATGCTGAAGGAGTAGGCACTACAGCAAGCGGACCTTATTCTCACTCCGAAGGTTACTACACTACAGCAAGCGGACCTTATTCTCACTCCGAAGGTTACTACACTACTGCTAGTTTTAATGATTCCCATGCTGAAGGTTACTCCACTACATCTAGTAGTTATGTCTCTCATGCTGAAGGATCAAACACTACAGCAAGCGGACCTTATTCTCATGCTCAAAATTATTACACTATCGCTGAAGGTATTAGCCAAACAGCATTAGGAAAATTTAACGTCAAGGATGCAGCCAACAAGCATGCCGTAATAATTGGGAATGGTACATCAGATACGGCTCGTTCTAATGCTCTTGCTGTAAATTGGGATGGTGGTCTTACCTTATCGGATGGTACTGATGTATCTGCTGATAATCTACATTATGTATTAACGGCGCCACGCGTATTTGCTGGATCAACGGTTATTCAAGCTGCCGGCAGTATGTGGAATCCGTTATTTACAACTGATGAAATGAAAACAAATTTTGGATGTACTGAAAATCCTCAATATCATTCTTCAGTTCAAGCAAGTAATGCTGACAACAACGCTCAAGGTGTAGTTATCGTTGGTTGTTATTGGTCCGTGTCCGAGAAACGTTGGGACTATAAAACTGATACAGCAACACACGTTGGACCTATACGAATTAACTACATCGTAGTTGTGTGGTAAATATTAAACTGGATATGTAACAATAGCTCCAAAATATACTGAAGATGTAGTTAAGTTCCAAACTTTAACTACTCCTGCGGCATCAATTCCAAACTGGCACAGCCCGCTACCTTTTCCACTAGCTGCACCTGTAAGGTTAAACGGAGGCCTATATTTTGAAGGCAATGTTCCTAAAGCAACTCCAGACCCATTAGCCTTTATATTTGAATCTCCACCTAAGTTTATACTAACAGTTACCATTCCACCACGTAGACGATATGAGCAGCCTT